CTTTTAACAGCCTCAAACACCTTAGCCTTAACACTCTTCACAACATCAACAATGCCCTCTTCTGATAAACCAGCTTTGGCTTTTAGGAGTCTATATTGATCTTCGTTCAATTTGCCCTTATATTTCTCGTCAAACTTCTTGTTCATTACATTGGCTACAAGGGTGTTATATTTCTCTGGCTCATTCACCTTTAGCTCATAATTAGCCTTGGTCGCAGATTCCGTCATAAGGTATTCAACAACATCCTCTTCAAACTTGACAACGTGGACCTTATTGTTTATGCTGCCATTGCCACGGTATTCATTAAGGAGATTATGGATGGAACCAAGCTTATTATACTCTGGCACTCTTTGCTCATAGAACTTCTTGCCAAAGGTATAATTGATGTCCTTAACAAGAACACTTTTCTCTCTCTCTAATCTCTTCATGTTGGTATTCTCGGCAGCTTTCTTGATCTCTTCCAATATCTTATATGCAGCCTCATTTGTTCTCACAACCGTATCCGATAGTGCTGACACCAACCTAAGCTCCTTCTTCAACAATGATTTATCTGAGAAGTGTTTGTTGAAAATGTCAATAGCTTTTTTGGCACCGGACTCATCATTCTCAATAAGCCTCTCGGACACATGCCTTGCAAAGAACTCTGCAATTAGGGCTACATTTCTTTTCTTGTTGTGTTTGATTGTCATGTTTTATTCCTCACTCTCTTCATTATCTTCGGTTTCTTCGGTTTCTAACAACGCTTTCAGTTTCCTTGGGACATTCTTCTCAAGATCTGAGATTAGTCTTTTGACCTCAAAATCAAGCTTCTTTGTTTCCCTTTGCTCACTGGACATATTACGCAGTGGGTTGATTTCATCACCTCTGTTTTTCTTCTTGTTGCTGAATGTTGTCCCAAGGTCGCCAAGGTTGACAAGATCTGGCATCTCCAACCCATCTGGACCAGTTCTGTCTATTCTCTGTCTGTTGTGCTTGTACTTGTAGTCTTCATCCCTTTCCCTTGGCTCTTCGTCTTCATCATCTTCGCTCTCTTCAGATCCCTCTTCCTCAAGGATTACAAGATCAGAGCTTCTCTCTGTATGGGCGAAAAGTCCTCCACCACCAACATCTTCTTCACCACCAGCACCAGAGAAGTCTTCCCCACCACCTTCATCACCAAAGAGATCTTCCCCACCACCTTCATCACCGAATAAATCTCCACCACCCTCATCACCGAATAAGTCTCCACCACCTCCACCACCGAAGCCTCCACCTCCACCACCCCCAACTTCGCCATCTGCCGGTAGCTGCATATTCTCCAGTTCCATATCTTCCTTCTTATCCTCAATCCTCTTAGATTTGATTACTGCAATCTCTCTATTCGATAGCTGGAATATGTTCTTTTGGACGAACTCTCTATCAAAATATCCTTCTGGTATATTCCCGGCAATCTCAAACCTTGTTCTCCACAACTCAAGCTTTTGCTGCTCTGCTATATTGGAAGGGTTGGACAGCTTGATATCAAAGTCAATTAAGTCTTCACCCTCATAACCGTGGATGAATAGGTGAATAATTGCCATTTTGGTTAGCTCAGAGACAATAACACGTTGGACACGTTGGATGGTTCTTGCCCAGCGAACATCTTCGGCCGCAAGTGTGGATTTACTGTTGTGTACAAATACACCAGCGGCTGTTGCAAAGTTATGAAACCTATCAACAGTTATGTCATACACAGGGAGCTTGCTCCCCAACAACTCAACATCAATAGACGTTATTTTGTGGTTGTTGTTAGACATATTTTCGTTCAGCCACACCTTATAGTCTATTCCTGTGCGAGTGCAGTAGTTTTTAAACCCAGTTGCAGATATTCCAGATGTACTATAAAACTCCTTTTTTGTATCACACTTCGCTGCCAACAATGAGAGTTGGTTTAGATCTAAAAACTTGATCTTTCTGCCCTTTCTTGTTTTATCATATTTCGAAGTAAAATCATACCATGAACCAAAGCCGTGTTCTGCAATTACCTCGTCCAAACCATTCAAGGAACACTCAAGATGATCTCTAACGCCCTCCTTTTTGAAGATGCCTCTATTTGCCACTGTGTTTACAACATCATCAAATTTTGGTCTTTCAATAAACCAGCAATTATTTTCCCCAGACAAATCAATGATGCCCGCATTTTTAAGCTCTGCCAACCTTGTGTGCATTAGTTCAATCTTTCCATACTCCTTATTTGCCTTCGCTATAGCGGCACTTCTGGTCCCATCGTCATTTTCCCAAGCACGCAAAACCCCTTCCAGATGATTTTTGGCATACGACTCAGTTTTCATTGTCTCTCTGAGTTTTGCCCTGCTCTTTTCTGATAAGAGATTTCTTTTCGCAAGTTCGCCGTGAATTTTGCCGTGGGCACGTTTGCCAATAAGCATCAAATTCTCTGGGCTGTTGTTTAATTTGTCAAATGTCATATGGTGAACTACTTTATAGCCCTCATCGTTGCACGATTCATGCACGTTAATATCGCAATCTCTTGAGACAACCTTGTGTGTATATTCCCACTTGTTTGACTCAACATCGTAAACCATGTCATAACCATTTAGGAAATCGCCGCCCTGCTTGGAGGATTTTTTTCTATATAGCGGCATAACAGATTGATTAACGGCGAGACTGTCAGCCCTAACGTATTCCCCATCTCTTAGCAAAAATGGGTGGTTATCAGTGCATGATATCTTTTCACCATTATCAAGTGTGATATGGTACACCTTGTCAACACTTTTTGTTATCCCGCCCCAAGAAACTTTCCCAGCCGAAATCTTGTTTGACTCAACATCATAAGAGTAAACCCAGTTTGTCTTGCCACTCTCATACTCCTTAGCAATATCCTCTATTGAGAGAGTTCGTCCATCCATTAATGGGATTAAGGTGTCTCCAACAAGACAACCTATCGCCTCATCATATCCAAGGTATGCTCTTGGGATCTGCAATGCTGCGAAAAGCTTCTTTTGGAAGTATTCAATATCATCAACATCACCGGTATATGAGCCTCCAGCGAGTGTTTCAATCTCAGAGGACATGTCACCACGAACGGGAATGAAATAATCGTCTTCTACAGTGTTTTTGACAAAGATGCCGTTTTTGTATACATTGCCGCTATCTCTTAGTCCACAAATTGCAAAGTTGTGTCTATCTTGCTCACCATTCTTTCCCTCAATTGTCATACAATAAACATCATCAGTGAAGTCGGCTACCTCAATCAATGCCACCTTGTGATTCATGTAAAGGTCTTCCTCATAATCACCGGCATCGTCATCACATGAACCACAAAACATGTCCTCTAAATTTACATTATGGGTATTCACGACCTTGTTCTTGCCGGGATCATATGTTGTTTCATAGCCATTCTTATTTACCCTTGTATAGTAAGGCATCAGGCTGTCATTTTCAGTCAACTCGTCCGCACGCCTTGAAGTCCCGTCCCGCAAGATAAATGGGTGTTCAGGGGCACTATAGACAAACGATCCATCATCAAGGGTTACTTTGAGTAATTTAGCATCAGAATAATTTTTCCCAGCCCATACAATCTTTCCCGGCTTAAGCTCATTCGTTATATCATCAATTGAGTAAACCCAATTCTCTTTTTTGTCGCTATACTCCTTCGCCAACTCTTCTAAGGTCAACACCCTCCCATCCAACAGTGGGACCGGTGTATCCTTCCAAAGTGGAAGAGCATTATACCTCAAATCAATTTGCCCAGATGATGAATCTACAACCTGATCCTTCTTTGCTTGTGTTTTAATCTTCTCCATAAACGCTGGAACTTCATCAGGAGCCACATTACCAACATCAATCTTGAATACACGCCTCTCAGGGCTTCTCACAATACGATACACCATTACGGCGTCTTCAAGTAGGTTTAACTGCCTCCATATCCTTCTTGCGCCCTCTAAGACGGACGTGCCATAAGGCGCATATGTATCATTACCAAGCAGTCTGAAATGTGTTATCTGCCAGTTATTCAAAATTTTGTTCTGTGTTGACCAACGATAGCGGACAGCCATCGGATTTGCAGGGTCAAACCCCTCTTCCCTCTCAACTTCTTGGACAGGAATGGGAAGGACTCCAACAATACCATGTTCTGGGTCTACCATGTTCAAAAGAAAATGATCTCCCCACTTACACAAAGAGCGAATCCAACTCCACCCATTGAACTCAAAGTTGATCGTATCGTAGAATAGTTCTTCAAGAAGTAGCTTAATCTGGTCATTCTCTGTTACGATTCTTAGGACGTTACCCTTTTCATCATACGTGATCGTTTCATCGGAATATAAGTTGAGCGCGGCATTGAGTTCAGGGTAATATTCCATCTCAGCCAGATCTGAATAGCGCGAATTATGCACAACAATAGAGTCTGTTGCAAAATTCTCATACCCATCAACAGTCAAATCGCCAACCTCAAACTTCCCACATGACTCAACAGATACAACCTTGTGATTGATTTTTGCCTCATTGGTTTCAACGAAATTCTTCCAATTAGAATATCCCCACTTCTTTATTCTCCTGTTTATTGTTTCCCACCTTGCTCCAAACTCCTTGCAAACCAACTTAAGCACATAGCCATTTCTTACCGCCGAATCTAGTATATTTTCTTCTGACAGGTCATGCCTATACCCGTAGTTTTTCTCTCCCGATATTGCCAGCGCAGCCTTCTTCCTTGAGATTGGGTTATTCATTGGGTTATTGTTGAGAAGGTGCTGCCTTCTCAATTCCTTAACGTCTTCTCTTTTGTTATACTCAATCAGCTTCGCCCTTCTTTCCCCAGTGTCTTCATCCCAAGCTCTTTGAATCCCGTCCATAATTTTTTTTCTCATGGCTGGATCTTCCCACAGCTTGTGGTTATGTTGTTTGTGTATTTTTAGGTGTTCACTTGGAGAAAGAACTGCCAAGTTTTCTGGGTTATTGTTCTCAGAATTATAGTCAAGGTGGTGAACATGTTCCTTCTTACCGTCTATGTTCCTGCCCAACTTCCACTCTGCGATCAGCTTGTGTTCTGACTGAACCCCGTTTTTATATCTCCTATCCATAGTGTAGATCAAATCATAATTTCTATGCTTCCTTCCATTTCTTTCGTATGCGGAATTGATTTTGAACCTATTAAATGGCATCATCGAATCACCGACCTTTAACTCCCCGGCATCCACGAAATCCCCACTACGAACCATGCATTGATGATCTGACGTGCATATCAAATGACTACCATCATCAAATGTAACCCTTACAGTTTCCTTAACACCGGAACTCCTTGGGTGATGTGCATATGCTGGAACTATCTTTTTCTTGTCATGGTCATAGGTGTATACAATGAACTTTTCCCCATTAGGGTATTTTTCAATAAGTTCGCCCAAAGACACAAATTATTCTTTGCCGGGAACAGGTATCTTTGTATCAAGCCTTAAACATGATCTATCATATCCTTGATTGAAGAACGTGCTGCTATTATAGATGTTGCTATTCAACAAATGACCCAAGCTTGCCTTTGTAAAGCTCGTATCAATCTTCCCAGACAATGATGTTTTCACAATTGGACCATCACGGAACATCCTATTCAACCTTGTGAATACGTTCCTTGCCTTCTTGATTTTGTTCCTGATTTGCTCTTTTTCTTTTTTGTCTGCCATTTTTACCCCGTCAGTTTACTGTACCATCATATTTTTCAGCGTATTGATAGCTGTCGTAATCATTTCCATTGGAACATCACCAGAATGCACATCAACAAATACTTCCAGCCGCAATATGGCGTCATTGACCTCTTCTCTGATATTAAGGAAGCAGCCATCATCTTCACCATGCTCATCAACAATTTCACTGATGATTCTGCGTAGCTTGCTTTCTGTTAGTTTCATTGTTGTTGTCTCCACTGTTATATCACTGAGATAGTTCAAAACCACTTACTCACCTTCAAACAACATTACTCTATTTTATATCCCTAGCAACATCAACCATACTCTTTCTCAAACTGGCATATGCGCCTCTTTCTGGATCTCTTGAATACCCTTTGCGCTCAATGTCTCTTCTGGTTCGTTCCGCCCTATGGCGCAATAGCTTTCTAAGGGCATCTTTTTCTTCTACCGATAAACTGTCTGGATCATTTAGAATGTTTTTTGCAAAATCTAATATATCATCATCTGTGGGATCTCCCGACATACCGAAGTGTTGTGGCTGAATAGATCCCACTTCCTCTTTTACCATTTCTCTTAGCCTCTTTTCTGTCAATTTCATTGTTTGTTCTCCCATTGTCAACACGTAATATATATGCTGATTACTTGTCCAAAAGCCATCTTAAATCACCCAACTCATTATTTACTGACCTCTCTGTTACTCTTGATTGCTTGCTGTCTTGTCCAAAGTAGAGTGGTCTATTGTTCATTGCATGTGCGTCTATAATCCCAACATCATTCTTCACTGTGTCGAACGACTTTCTGTTCACTGATATTGCATCTATGAAAGCCTTTGTCATATCCTCTTCGTTTGCCGCTGAAGAAAACATCGAGTGCATAATCCAACATCCAATACCTAATGACATTATAAGGTCATCATTGCATCCTCTTTGTGCTTGTGGTTTACCTCTGTTCCACACAAAAGACTTCATTTCGTCAAGTGTTCTTTCGCCATATAGCCTTACTTGCTTGTTCCTTATTGCTTCTTCTGTGTGTTGCAACATTTGTTGTCTTGTGAATTGATCTGTTGTGAAGCCCATTGTGTATTTGCTTGTGTTGTGATCATAGGCATATACTCCAATCCCGCCTTGTGATGCCATCCCCTTTCTTGAATAATAGATCTGTGTGTATCCCAGTGCCTTCAATGTTTGTAATACTGCCCAGCCTTGGTTGTTGTTTTCGATTACCACTGGAGCTTCGTTGTATGTTTCCGCGACAAATTTCAACAGTGCGGCAAATGAGTCTGTTGGCATCTGGCTTTCAAACTCTGCAACTTGCTCTCTTGTCTTCAGGTCAAACACATGGAATGCTGAGTTATCACTTCCATCGCCCCTTGCAACATCAGCACTTACCATATACTTTCTGCCCTTCATTGGATCTTTGAATATGTATGTTGAGGGGTTGTTTTTGAGCTTGCCGAAATTAGAGTTGGTGTTTAGCATGACGAACTCAATTGTGTCACCATCAAAGAATGTATCACCAGATTGTTCAAATGAGCATAGGTATTCTCTTGCAATCTTTTTGGCAGTCATGCTTTTTGTTTCGCTGTCAAACCACGCCTGATCTCTATCCGGTCTTGCATCCCACATTAACTTGGTAGGAACAAATGGGTTATCACCATTCACACCTTCTTTCCAGAGAGTATGATAATAATGACCCACACCTCTTGGCGTGCTATTTACAATACAACGACCACCAGTTGATAGTGTCGGAAAAATTGCGCCCCACATTTCTTCAAGGTTGTCAATAAGTGCCGCCTCATCAATTAGGAGTAGTGAGATTGAATCAGAAGCACCGGCATCCATTGTTGTGGCTTCTGCCGATATTCTTGACCTATTGCTGAACTCGATCTCATTCTTGTTATCAATTACAAGATCTGTAACCTTCAACCAATTTGGAAGAAGGGAATACATCAACTTGGCTTTCCTCATTACGTTTCTGGAACTCTTCTGCTTGTTGGCAACGATAACAACATTCTTATCCTTGTGGAACAGGCAATACCATAGAATATATCCAGCAACAATCGTTGAAGCCCCAAGCTGTCTTGCCTTCAGGACAATGTTAAACCGATTCTTGTTCAATGACGTAATCAGTTCTTTCTGGTATTGGAACAGCTTGAATGTAACGATACCCTTATCGAGAGTTGCAATTCTGGCATATGTATTCAAGAAGTAAGAGCAGTTCTTGCCGCACTTTACCATTTCCTTGATTACTTGTTGTTTGGTTAATTTTGCCAAAGGTGTGTTCTCCAAACAAATTAGGTTGTTTAGTTTCTGCTTCTACTATCTAATTATGCTTGTCGAATGAGAAAAGGAAGGTTTTTTTGGGAGGTATTACAAAAGATTTTACGTGGCAGCTTCACACTCAAAGGTTTCTGGATTACAAGAGTTGGCATCTGGGTCAAACAAATCGCACTCTCCGCAATTATGGTTCTCTCCACAGCCATCGGTGCCACATTCCTTTTTTTCGCAATTAGGAACGCACTCGCACTTGGCTTCTTCATTGCAAAGCTCATTAGCCTCGCACTCGCCGCAAGAACCTTCACAGCCATCACCACCGCACTCCCTATCATCACAGTTGGGGTCACAAACACACTTGTCCTCTACACACTCAAACCCAACATCACACTCACCACAAGTTCCTTCGCATGCATCAGATCCGCACTGGTTCTCTTCATCGCAATCAGGAACACATGTACAAACACCGTCAAGACATTCCTCAACTCCTTCGGCACACTCACCACAAGAGCCTTCACATCCATCGTCGCCACAAGTCTTGCCATCGCATTCTGGCGCACAAGTCACTTCAACAAACGTTTCCTCTACAACATCAAGAGATGGAACGTCAGCCTCAAAAACCTCTTCTGGAACAACCAAGTCTGTTGGCAAAGCAACATCTTCTACAACAGCAACATCTTCTACAACAGCAACATCTTCTACAACAGCAACATCTTCTACAACAGCAACATCTTCAACGACTGCAACATCACCTTCTGTAACCTCATCAGCAGTTACAGAGTCTACGCTTGGATCTCCCTTACAGCCGCAGCCGGTAGCCAAAATCAACAACAGAAAAACACCAAAAACAAGATACGCCTTCATTGTAAGTCCCTTCATAATCGCTTCCTCCATTAGTTAGTTACGTCTGCTACATAAGTAATCATACAACAACCATACCACAGGGGCACAGAAAAGTAAAACTCTAATTTTAAGGTTTTTTAGGTTAGTTCATAGTTGCGAAATATTCTAAGATAATGCCGCTGTAACGCTGGAGACATCATCTCCAAAGTTTCGTCTGTTGAAATCTCTTTGAACGACAGGGTGTTCCCTGTTTCCTCTTTGAACTGAGCTTTGAGTTCCTTCACTGCATCATCAAGTCTTTTGTTGCCATTCTCGACACATTCCCTATGAATCGGAGAGTCTTTATAGTCAACAGTCTCCGCTGCAATATAATACAATGTGAACCCTTCGCCAGCCAACTTGATGTTAATGGCTGCATTGGGGTTTAGGGAATCTAAGTCCTCAATAATTGTTGCCATGACACCGTAATCTCTATCTGTTAGTTCCATTTTGGTTCTCCGTTTATTGTTCAGGGTAAAGTTTTTCGGCTTCTTCATAGGCAATTCTCAACACACTGTCTATGGCGGAATCTTCGTCCTCATTAGATGCCGTCACATAATCCCTAATGCCTTGTTTGATATTGTCTCCACCAGAATACTCAACTCCATCCTCAATATCATAAAAAACATCAGTTGCCAGATCTTCTAAACCCTCAACCGCATTTACAGCTAATCCTGACGCATTTAAAGATCCTTCGCGGGGATGCCATTTGGCTATATAATCATCAAAATACTTGGGGAGCGCGTCCCTAAGATTAGACTCTGCCCCCGCGCTGGAATCCTGCTCTTTCAGCACCTTTCGCACCATTGATCTTAACTTCCTTTCTGTTAACCTCATTCTGACCCTCCCGCTTGGCATCACGCATACTGCATGTACCTATATATATGCCCAATGAATCAGTTTAGGAAGATTTTTTTTGATTATTTTACTGGATTTTCACCGTTTTTGTTTCTGGCTCTGGTGGGACAATCTTTGGAACCCTGACTGTAAGAATACCATGTGATGATGATGCTGTGATGCCTTGTTGATCGTGGTTATCACAAAGCCTCCACGAATACTCAAATGATTCATGACGATAGCCCCTCACTTCGGCATTTTCTTCGACATCCTCTTGGTTATGATGAGAGATGGTGAGAGTATCATCAACAACTTCAATTGAAATATCCTTCTTTGGAACACCGGGAACAAGAAGCTCAACAAATACTGCTTTATCAGTCTCCCACAATGATTGAGATGTGATTTTTTGAGTATTCACCTCTTTTGCTGGTGGATAAGGAACGCCAAACAACCTTCTTCCCAAATTCACATAATCATCTGTCCACTCACATCCTCTTTCATGTAACATAACAACCTCCGTATCTTAGTTAACATCACACACCTATAGTATAGTGGAATCTCAGCCCTTGTCAAGCGTTTTTTCAACCTTCTTTAACGTTATTGGATCAATCTCATATACTGTCTTTCTGTCCCGCCACTCATGGTAAAGCCCCATGTCTTCCTTATTTGGTCGCCAGCCTCCATTCCACCTATCCTCTCTACCCTCCACAAAATATACCGAACACTTGAAGCAACATTTGTAAGCGTAATACTTCTTCCTATCTACATCAGCCAACATTCCAAGATTGCATATTGGGCAGTAAAATGGCATCTTGCACTCATCAATTACTCCTTCATGCCTTAGTTTTGACATGGTAGACCAATATCCACCCTCTCCTGCTTTATGCCAAATGCGGACTCTTTTGTCGTCAACCTCTTCCACAAACCCATCTTCTAAATCTTTTTCGCTCATTTCTACACCTCTATATATGCATTATGGTTATCATCAACACCAATATCAATGGTTACTTCAGCCACATCCTGTAAAGCCGGTACGTGCGTAACAACGATAATGCTGGTAAAATACTTCTTCAACTTCTTGAACATCGCCTCAACATCTGCCACCTTATTGATATCGAGAGTCCCAAATCCCTCATCAACAATAAATGTAGAAGACCTTGGCAGATTTGATATCAGACATAGCCCAGCCCTGATTGCCAAAGATGCAACAACCTTCTCCATACCACTGGCAATGGATAATGGTCTTGAAGGTGAGTCTGGGTATTTCAAGTTAACTGAAATGCTGCTGCCTTCTTCGTGGCACAACTCAATCCTGAATGTAACAACATCGTTAAGCAAGTTGTTGATTGTTGCATTGATGACTGGGAGCTTATCGGATAGAATCTTGTGGGAAATACCACCCTTGCCCAGACACTCCAGCAAAACATTGTACACACTATACTTCTTCATTAGCTCTTCGTAGTTGCTTTTTTTCGAAATCCATTCATTCATCATGGCTGTATTTGAGCCAATCTTTTTGTTTAGTGCAGATAACCTCTCTGTCAACCCACTAAGCTCACCGTTCATCTTCCCAATTATCTTCTCAACAACAGAAAGCCTGTCGGCAGAAATCTTGTTCCTCTCCTTTTGCTCTATAGACTCATCATATTTTTCCTTTTCCAGCATCAAACCATCAAGACTTAATTTCAGCTTTGAAATGGTGTTATTCTTGTTCGCTATATCTGTTTTCCTGTTTGATACCTCGATCTCCACATCCTTCTTCTTTTCCAGCACAGAATTGATTTTTTTGAATCTGGAGACTACATCATCCTTGACATCCAGCTTCAACAAATCCTCAATTACCCCAAGCCTGTCATTATACTTTTCTATCTCTTCCTCGATATTTGGAATTCTCTCTTTGGCATCGGTAGCCTCTGAGATTAGTGGACATTTAGCATATTCCCCCTTGCCGCCACAAACAACAGAGCCAAGCACATTTGAAGTTCTGCCCAACTGCTCTATGAAGTCTGTTTTTGATTTTACCAATGAGATCAAATCCTTCTTGTCCACCAAAGCCTTATCATTTGCTTCTTTCCGCACGCTTATTTCTTTGATGTCAAACTTTTCACACAACTTGTCGATCTTGCTTTTTTTCTCGTTCAGTTCATCCAAGGCATCAGAAATTGCCGACAAAGCCTTAGTGGATTTTTCGATAGCGTTTTTTGTATTCTCTATTCCACTCTTAATCTTTTCTATGTCAATAATCTCAACATCCTGCAATGATGCTTCAAGCTCAATCTTCTCCCTTTCGAAAACAAGGAGTTCATCTCTCTTGTTGGATCTTTCTTGCTCCACCACCCCTAATTCTTCTGTTAACTCTTCAACAAGAACTTCATACTCATCAATATAATCATCAAAGTCTATATCTTCGTACTCCTTCAACCTTATCCTTGTGTCTCGCGATCTCTCCTTGACCATATCATGCTTCTCTTCAAAGAAGTAGAGATCAAGAAACTTCATCAAGGTTTCCTTTCTGGCTGTAGCCCCTTGCGCGACAAAGGATGTAATATCTCCCTGTGACGATAGTGAGGATATGAACAAATCATCAGCCGTGCCAAATACAGCCCTGATGTTCTTTTCGGTGTCGTACCTTTGCTCTCCATTCAAATTGTATTTTCTACCAGACTTGTCCTTGCAATAGAAATCAAGCTCTGTCCTTGACCCCTTGGATTCACCGGACTTAATGATGTTTCTTTCTATGAAATACCTTCTATCGCCAAGTGAAATTTCAATTGTGCTGGTGCTATCATCAGCCCTTGAGTTTACATAGTCAAAATTCTTGGTTATGTTTCTCTTGGTTGTGTTGAACATTGTATGCACAGCGGCATCAATTGACCCGCTTTTTCCAATAGCATTTCCACCACCAATCAAAACAATTTTCCCTTTGAGTTTCGAAAAATCAATGCTGTTGTTTTCACCGTAGTTAAAGTAGTTGTCAAACTTAAGTGTTTCAAAGTCCCACACGACATTACGAACAACCGCATCAACTGCGATCTCAGCGTCTAACTCTGAGTTGAAATTAATGGCTTCATCCAAGATATCGGGGGTAACATCTTCCCTACCTTTGAAATATTTCCTAATGAGCGCAGACTGAATGTTGGAGTTCCTTACGTTCTCTACCTCGATTTTCAGATCATCAATATTGTAGCTTGATCCACCGACTGCTGAGCCATAGACTTCCCTTATATCACTTGGCTTGAACTTTGAGATTATCCTTGTTTTGATAGCAGCAATATCTGCGTAAGATATGTCTTCGTCAATTGATATCCTAATCCTTGATCCAAGTGGCGGATTAAA